GTCTGCCGGCGGCTCATAGTCATCGCTTTCGTCATTCAACAAGACAGCCCCTATGGTTTCGCTGCCTGCTGTTCCGCTGTAATCGTCCAGAAACACCCTCACCGCATCCGCCAACGTCGCCGCATCAACGGAACGGTCCGCCTTGCAGTCAATGTCGTAGTCGATGAATCGAAGTGAGTTCGACAGCCCATCAAGTGACGTGTTCTGTTCTGACCCCATCTGCGTAATCAACAGAAACGGCAGTGTTGCCTTCTGTGGTGCCTTGCCCACGTAGCATCGGCTGCCGATTAGGCTGCTAATCGTCGACTCACCTGTCAGTAATGAGACCAGTCCTGACTTCACGCGAACGCCTTACCTTTCGCTATTTCTTTTGCCAGTTGCTTACGAGCACCCATCGCAAACTGTGCTTTCAGTTGCCCAAGTGAACGCTTCGCTGTTTCGTCTACTGACGGAATGCCCGATGTTTTTGACAGCATCACGCCTGTGTATTTCCTCGTCTCTTTTGTGCGTCGCGGCCTGTGCGTTGCCCCGTCAATGAACCAGTGAATGTTTTGTGCACCAATGCCCACGCCTTTACGGTTCTCACGTTTCCGGCTCTTGGCGTTAGCTCTACTCGACCGTCCCACACGTCCACCAATTTTCGCGCCACCGCCTTCGGCCTCTTTGACTTTCAGACGTCGCCATCCAATAGCTTTCCGAGCACCTTTGAAACGGGATGGCACTGTGGCTTTCACGTTCTTCGCAAGTTGCTTCGCTGCTTCTGCCGCTCCGGTTGTCATCGTCCTGCGTGCAGACGTCGTCCGCATCCGCTTCATGATGCGTTGCAGTTCCTTATCGCCCTGAATGATTGCCGCACCAACCGCCATTACACCGCCCGCCGTGTCTGTATCTCAATCTCTTCATGTGCAAGGTCGATATCAATCACGCTCAGTATCTCGTAAGTCACGCCCTCGCTAATCAACCGCATGTCAGGTGTCGCCGCCGACAGTGTCTTGCTGTACGGACATCGCCACACGTGTGAAACATCCGCCTCGACTCGGTCCACTTTCCAGAACTCACGCCCGCCCTTTGACATCACAGCAGCGTAGGCACTGGCGTAGTTCGACCAGTTACTGTCCGCCGTGTTGTCGATGTGGCCGTGAGCGTCGGCAGTCCCGGTGAGCTGCTCAACCTTGACCTTCTTGTTGTACTGGGTGATACACCTCACTGAACCGCCCCGACTCCCGTCCAACTCAACACGTTGATCATGTTGTCGTAGATTCTCCGGTCGCCATCGCACCGGCCCCATGCCATTTTGCACCACTCGATGATTGCCAACTTTGCCTCAACTGGGGCATCGGCTGCCGTGTCACCGTACCCCGCCTGATACGTAATCGTCACCGCATTCGGTTGGTCGTCGGTGTCAGGCCAATACTCGTTCTCGTCGAGCCAGATTCGCGGAGGCGTGGTGGACGTGTCGACGTAGTATTTACTGCTGGCCAGTGTCTGGCTTACTTCGTCCTCGTCGATGTACTGAATCGACGTCACCGACTGAACGGGTGGAAGCCTGAGCTGAATGATGCTGCCCACGGGAAACCGGTCGCAGTAAACCGCAACAGTCTGCGTGATGATTTTGATGCGTGCGTCGTTCTCGACTTGCTTCCGCCCCGCTTTCAACAGCCGCGTCAGTTCCTCATCGAAATCGCACGTTGTCTCTCGCAACGACTCTTTAAGACTCGCCAGCGTCAACGGCTCCACTGTCGGTTCCGTCGTTACCTTGTACGTCGCGTGCAGGTTTACGCGATCGCCGGCGTCGCCGCTTTGGTTGTACCTGCTCCAGCCAGACAGCGTAGCCATGTCTCACCAGTGTCCTCATCGTGCCTAAAGGCAGTACCGTGTTGATTTCCCCTGGCAGACGTCGCTGCCACCCTCTCAGGAATTTGATTGCCTGACGTTCAGATTGCGTTTTCGCCATTCGTGCATGTACTCGTGTTTGGGTGTCAGGTCATCATTGAAACCGGCAACCATCTCCTCCAGATGACCGATAGAGACGCGTGGTGCCACGTAGATATTCTTCCCCGCAAGTCGCCACTGATGCCAAAACCAGATGTCGTCATCCAGCCGCTCGTCGCCCCACTCGCCGTTCTCGTCCGGCTGCCCATAGAACCACGGCTTTTTGATTTGCACCAAGTCCTCAACGCGAATCAGCGTCAATCCGAAGTGTGCCGTTGTGACCAGGAATGGCTCTTTGTTCGTGATGGTGATGCCCTGCTCGCCGCCCTTCGTAATCAGCGGAAACGGCTTGCCTCTGCGACACTGCAACGCGGCCAGTGCGTCGATGTGCGGGTTGCTGCCAAACTCCGTCATCAACTGCGAGAGGTGCTCAGAATTGAACAGTGAGTCACTGTCGACTGTTAGAATCCAGTCCACGCCCTGACTCACCGCATCCTCAAACATCCGCTGCATGCACTGCCCCCAAAACACGCCTTGAGACGTTGCCAACGGAATACCAAGCTCTTTCAACGCACCCTCGATGACGTTGCGGGCTCCAACCGCTTCGTATCGCGGCAGGCTCATGTACGCCATGATTTTGACGTCTATCTCTTTGTCCTGCGTCGTCTCGCCAACCTTCTCACCTTCAAGGTTCAGGCTCACCGGATGTGCTGCTGTGTCAGTGTTCGGTGACTCCCACCGGCGAAGGTTTCCGATACCAGCATCCTGCATCACCGCGCGAAGCCTGTTCTCATCGTACGCCGATTTGTGGATGTCGTTTTCATCCGTTTGCCCGCCCATCAAATAGAACAGCCGGTTCGGGTCATTGCTTCGCAGGCATTTATCAACGTCCGGGACTGCAATCCGAATCCGCCCGCCAGGCTTCAGCACTCGCACCCAGTCTTTCAGCGCTTCCGAAGCCTCTCGGAACGTGAAGTGTTCCAGAATGTGACTGGCTCGAATCTCATCAACCGAGTTGTCCGCGTACTGCAACGGGTACGCTTCCTGACCGAACTTGCGGTCGATCGGCGTAAAGCCTTCGATCTGCGTGTCACCAGCCCCGATGTTTAGTTTCACAGACAATCATTCCTCACGCATAACAGGTTCACATGTGTCTTTGCCGCGACTGAATACCCTTTGTCAGCCGCCAGTTGTCTCAATGCTGTCTCGCCCGCCTGTTGCCGATACTCACCACCCCTCGGCGGGATGTACTCGTCTCCCATCGACCAATGGAACTCCACCAGCATCACACGCGGTCGATAGTCCGTCATGTCATGCCACAGCCAATAGTCTTGACCATCAATGTCGATGATGCCGAGGTCAGGCTGTTTCGGTATCTCCGTCTGTGACAACGTCCGGTCAAGGTCCGTGCACGTCTCGTGGACACAAACGCACTCCGGTGACTCGTACCGCTTCAGTTTCTCATAGTCCGCTTCGCTGGCTTCAATCAGGACTGACTTCCATCCCGCTTCCCGCCATTGAAGAGTGTTCGAATACATCTCCCCGTCTGCCGCACCGATTTCGAAACACCATTCATTGGTCGTTTCAATCTCAGCGAACAGACTGGAAATCAACCCGTCCTCGCCGAACTGCGAATACACGTTGGCGCCGCAGCCGGCGAGAATGGGATGTTCCGCCTCGTAGTGGAGGCTTTGCGGCCACCTAGACATGCACGACCACGTCACCGGCGTCAGTCGTGCCGGCAGGTCGCTCTGTCTGACGTGACAGCGTGGCAATAGCCGCACATGTCACATTGTCGTTGGTCGTCGTCTCGGTCGAAATACTCAGGCGTAGGTACTTTTTGCGCCCTCGCATGTCGATGCCGTAGGTCACTTCCTTCGCACTGGTGATGTCTTCCGCAGTGCGGTCGGCAGTCACTGTGGCGAAGTTAGTCACCACGGTGTCATCGCTTTCCAGCAGTGACAGCGTAGGCCCGATGGCATTGGTGTTGATTTCCGAGGCAAGAGCAATACGCACCGTCGCGTATGCCGCACCCGTGCAATCAAGGTTCGCGGTAACAGTCGCGCTGTTCGTCATCGCCTGTGGTGCGATAAGCAGCGAGTCAGTCACCAATCGTTCGTGTAGTGGCATTATTGATGCTCCCTTTCAGGGGTTATTGTTGAAAGTCACTCAGGCTTAGCTAGACGCCATTTGCAGGCCGCAAATCGGACCGGCTGCCGAGTCCGTGCCGTAGTCGTGAATGTTGATGTCGAAACGCTGCGTGCCCTTCACGCCAATCTGGTCACGTTCCCACAAGCTCTGTCCACCAACAGACGCCTGGTCACTGAACGAGATGGTTTCAGTTCGACGATCGCCGAACCGTCCGCCCTGCATGTAGTTCCCAAACGCAACCGGAATCTGGCTGTTCGCTTCGGTGCTTGGGAACACCTGAGAGAACCGAACCGGATACCCGAGGAAGACGGGAGTCATGCGACCGTTGACGATCTCTGTCGACGTCGTTCCACCAGCCGCCAGGGCAACTCGCACCATCGTGGTGTAGTAGAACGTCTTGTGGCAGATCCAGTACGCCTGCCCAGGAACGTCAGCGTAAACAGGCAGACCACCGACAACGCTTTCGAAGTTCGCAAGCGTCAACTCGCTGTAAGCGTTGCCAGCCCCGAGGATAAGCCCCGGTGCCGTTCCCGCTGTCAACTCATCAAGTCGCGTGCGAATCCCAACGATGCCGCCGTAGGTGCTCGTTCCGTCGCCGTTGAAGGCACATTCGTCCTCCTTATTGGCGAACGCGTACGAGATTTCACCGGCCAGCATGTCGCCGAAGTTGATGGCCGCGTCCTCGCTGAGTTCGGAACTCATACGGGTCAGCACCATCAGCTTTTTGGCTGTCAGCGTCACGTCGTCGAAAGCGGCTGTGCTCTCAGTTCCGGCACTGTCCTCGCCAACGAAGTAACTCGTCAGACCGGACGACCATCGCGGATCGCAGCGAGTGTCAGACGACATCGGCAGGTAGCGAAGAACGCCACGAGCCACGCCGTACAACTCACGCAAGCGAATCAGGTCGTTGCCGAATTCATCAGGCACGAACACGTGTGAGCCAGACGTATCGCCCGCCCCCTCGCTGTGCCCCATGAATGGCAGACCGAACTGGTCAGCAGCAAACTGACGAATGCTGCGGAATCGTCCGCCGAAGTGTTGCGGCATGTCGTTGGCAAGCTTTGCCATTGCCCAGGCACCGAAACGGTAAGCCCGCTCCTCTGCCTGCATGCCGTTCTTTTCGCCGTCGAAATACTGCAACGTGCCGTATCGCTGGACGTTGTCCGGCAGTCCACGCTTCGGCTTTTCTGGCGTCTGAGGGTTGGCACCGACGTTGATACCACGAGCGTTTGCAATCGCTTCGCTGTGGTCGTCGAATCCCTG